GATCGAGCGTTCAACTCGGACACGATCAACCTCATCGGCAGGATGCGCAGGCGCCAGTCTTGCCCTGCGCTCGATGAGGTCAGCGCCGGCCTATCGACGTGGTGCCGCGAACATCTGCCGCCCGATCAGCGCATGGGCGCAAACCCACAAACCGCGCGAATCGCTCACCAGCCGACGCCTCCCGACCCCGGTGAAAAAGCCCGAATCGGCGAAGCACTCGCGTTGCTGGCTGAAAACATGCGGCAAGCCGCCTACGCCAAAAGCCGGCGACCCGAGGTCAAGCCGGCATACCTGACCGGCGACGCGTTGGCCGCGGTTCGGGCCAAGTACGGCCAAAGAAAAAACTTGCGAAACGCGTGAATTTCTGTGCATGTCGCGGACACAACCCTTCCGGAGCTTCGAAACCGATGAAAAAAATGTCGAAAATGGGCGGCGGCGGTAAAGGAACCGGCGGAAAAGCTGGGCTTTCGAAGTCGCCATCAATGATGGCTTCGGGTGAAAAATCCAGCAAAATGAGCGTCAGTGCGGGCTCTGGGGCCGGTGTCCACAAATCCAAACATCCCATCGCCACCAGCGCGCCGATGCACCCGCACAAGCTTTCTCGGGCTACGCCCGGCGCGTTAAAATAACTTTTGGAAAACCTGAATGGCGTTCACAAAAGCTGGGCCGGGCCGACCGAAAGGCTCGCCGAACAAATTCACGGCGGCGCTGAAAGACGACATCCTCGCCAGCTTTGAGAAAGTCGGCCGGGCTGATTATCTGGCCAGAATGGCCGAAAAAGAACCGTCGGCTTACATGACATTGCTGGGCAAAGTGCTCCCGATGCAGGTCACAGGCCAAAATGGCGGGCCGATCCAAATTATCACCGGGGTCCCGCGAGATGAGGCGAATTGAGACAGGATATGTCCATCGCCCGCAGTTCAAGCCATTCCACCTCCGCAAACAGCGTTTTTACGCCATGTGCTGCCACCGCCGGGCCGGGAAGACGGTTGCTGTGGTCAACGACCTCATTGATTCCGCCTTGCGCTGCGATAAGCCCGACCCGCGTTTCGGTCTCGGGTATCCGTTTCGTGACCAAGGAAAAGAGGCCGCTTGGGGGTATCTCAAGCGCTACGGTCTCCAAGTTCCAGGCGCCACCGCCAACGAGACCGATTTGCGCGTCGACTTCAAATCCAACGGATCGTTTGTCCGGATTTACGGCCTCGACAATTTCGAAGCCCGCCGAGGCGGGTATTTCGATGGATTCGCCGTCGATGAATACGGCGACGTGAACCCGAACGTGTTCCCCACGGTCATCCGGCCGATGCTTGCTGACCGCGTCGGCTGGGCCGCTTTGTTTGGCACGAGCAAGGGCCGGAACCATTTTGCCGACGTCATGGAACGCGCTCAGAGCAGCGATGATTGGGGTCACATGATCCTTCGCGCCTCCGAGAGCGGCATCCTGCCGGCCGCCGAGCTTGCCTCTCTCAGGGCCGATATGAGCGAGGAGCAATATGCGTCGGAGTTTGAGTGCTCGTTTGAGGGATCGGTTGTCGGCGCGTATTGGGGACGCGAGATGCAGGCGGCCGAGCTGGCTGGGCGTATTGGCAATGTGCCGTACCAGTCCGAGATCGGGGTCGAGACGTGGTGGGATTTGGGCGTCGGCGATGCGAACGCCATCTGGTTTACGCAGTCGGTGGGCCGCGAGGTCCATGTGATTGACTACTACGAAAACAGCGGCGAGGGCGTGCAGCACTACGCCAAGGTCCTGCAAGAGCGCGGGTACGTCTACACCAAACACCACGCCCCGCATGACATCATGGTGCGCGAGTGGGGCAACGAAGCCCGGACGCGGTTCGAGACGGCGGCCAGGCTCGGCATCAAATTCGAGATCGTGCCCGATGTGGGGTTGCAAGACGGCATTGACGCAGCGCGCTCGTTTATCGCCCGATGCTGGTTCGACCGGAAAAAGACTGAGCAAGGCCGCAATGCCCTGACGAACTATCGGAAGACTTGGGACGACAAGCGCAAGGTTTTTTCCAATTCGCCGTATCACGATTGGGCTTCGAACGGGGCCGACTCGTTCAGGTATTTGTCGGTTGGTCACAAGATTGCGACGCAGCGCGTCACGACGACCCAGCGCCGTTCACTTCAAACAGCCGGCAGCGGCTCAACAGCATGGATGGCGGGTTAGCATGGGCGTTTACACCCTTTTTAGCGGCATCACCGGCACGCAGAGCGCCCCAGGGACGGCACAGGTCGACGCCAACGGCGTTGCACTCCCGCCGCTTTCAAATTTGCCCGTGGGCAGTTTTGGCGTGCGTCTGGATGGCGGGGCGGGCGAACAGGTTCAGGCTTCGGCGGCGCAAGGGTTTCAGGTCATCGTCATCGGCACGACCGGCAACCAAAGCTGCACGGTGCAGCCCATCGCCAGCAATGACGGGGTGAACTGGTTCAATTACGGGACGGCCATAGCCGTGAGTGCGGCGCCTTTGGTGGCTCAGAACAACGCGGTCGGCACCGGGTTCTGGAAGTATTTCAGCGCCTATGTCACGGCGATCAGTGGGACGGGCGCGCAAGTGAAGTGCCTGATGGCGGCGTAAAGTCATGGCGATGGCAAACAACCCTCTGACCGGCCAAGACAGCGGCAAGATCGGTTTGCCGACCATCGATGCCGGGATGAACAAGATAGGTCCAGACGCCATGGGCGGCGGAAAAGGGGGCAAAGGCTTCAAGCTATCCAAATCCGAGACTCAGAAGTTGCTCGAAAAGGCCCGCAAGCGGTTCACCAGGGCTTCTGATGGGTGGTCCGAGAACAACAAGGCGGCGCTTGACGACCTGAAATTCAAGCAAGGGGACCAATGGCCGGCGGACGTGCAGAAGCAGCGCGGCGCGGACCAGCGGCCATGCCTAACCATCAACAAGATGCTGACCATTGTTCACCAAGTCACGAATGACTTGCGGCAGAACCGCCCGCAGATCAAAATCAACCCAGTTGGCGACGGCGCCGACCAGAAGGTGGCGCGGCATTTGGGAGGTTTGATCCGGGCGATTGAGCGCGACAGCGCAGCGGACATCGCCTACGACACGATGGCGGACAACGCCGTCTCCAATGGCTACGGGTTTTGCCGCGTGATCACCGAGTACGAGACGCCGGCGAGCATGGATCAGGTGATTCACATCAAGCGCGTCCGCAACCCGTTTACGGTGTATCTGGACCCTGACCATCAGGAGCCGGACGGCGCGGATTGCCGCTACGCGTTCGTGACCGAGATGATGCCGCGCGACGAGTTCGAGGATATGTACCCGGACGCTGACCCGATGCCTTGGAACATGGGCGGGGTCGGCAACAAGGTTGGCGGGTGGGTGGATAAGGACAATATCCGGGTCGCCGAGTATTTTGAGGTCAAGATATCGAAACGCACGGTGGTGGCGTTGTCGAACGGGCATGTCGGCTGGGAAGACGAGCTTGACGACTTGGTGTTGCAGAAGATCAAAACCGGTTCGGTTAAGATCACCGACAGCAGGGTTTCTGACTGCCGCAAGATCATGTGGTACAAGCTGACCGCGCTGGACGTGCTTGACAGCCGTGAATGGCCGGGCGTCTGGATTCCGGTGGTGAAGATGATCGGCGACGAAATTGATGTCGAGGGGAAGGTGACCTATTCCGGCGTTATCCGGCACGCCAAAGACGCGCAGCGTATGGTCAATTACTGGCGCACCTTGCAGACCGAGAAGGTCGCGCTCGCACCCAAGGCCAAGTGGCTGATGGAGGAAGGGCAGATCGACGGCCACGATGACGAGTGGCGCAATGCTCACAACAACACGTCCCCGGTTCTGCAATACAAGGCTGTCGGCCTGGCCGGGATGCTGATCGACAAACCGACGATGATCCAGCCGCAAGGGGTTGACGCAAATCTTGAGAGCGCGATCCAAGGCTCGGCTATGGACATGATGGCAACCACCGGCGTTCAGTTCGACAACAACCAGAACGACCAGCGTCAGGACGCTTCTGGCCGGGCCATCCGCGAGGCTCGCCGCTCCGGTGATCTCGGCTCGTTCCACTACACCGACAACATGAGCCGCTCGCTCATGCACATGGGTCGGATACTGATCGACCTCATTCCAAAAATTTACGACACCAAGCGGCAGATCATCTTGCTGCAAGAGGACGACAAAGAGCAGGTTGCGATGATTGACCCAGCTGCTGGCAAGCCGATCCAGAAAGTGCCGCACCCGACCGAACCGAACAAGCAGATCGACGCAATCAACCCGACGATTGGCCGATATGGCGTGACCGTCACGGTCGGCCCGTCTTACGCAACGCGCCGCATTGAAGCGGCCGAGAGTATGATGCAGTTTGTGCAAGCGATGCCGAACGTTGCTGCCGCGGTGCCCGATTTGATCGCCAAGAACATGGATTGGGACGGCTCGGACGAGTTCGCGCGCCGGCTCGTGAAGATGATTCCGCCTCAACTGCTCGCGCCGGACATGGCCGATGTGCCGCCCCAGGTTCAAGCGATGTTGCAGGCGATGCAGAAGAACATCCAGCAGCTTACGCTCGAACGCAACCAGATGATGCTGGCGATCAAGAGCAAGGACGCCGACCGGCGCATCGCGCAGGACAAGGTAAACAAGGATTTCGAGGCGAAACTTCTCGCGGTGGTTCAGAAGGCCGAGGCGTCGGCGAACAAGGATGTAGCGGCTTCTCTGAAACAGCTCGCCGCCGAAGTTGTTCAGTTCGGGCAGGCTTTGGGCCAGTACCAAGACGGTCTGGACGACATCGCGGGCATTATGTCAGAACAGCAACAGTCGGACGACGCGACCGCGAAAAACCAGATTTCCATGGACCCCGCATCTTTGTTCGCGGCGGTACAACCGAAAGCCCCGAAAGGCCGTATGAATGCCCGGTAAGTCACCCAAAGAGTCCAAACCCGTGACGAAATCCCGCGTGAATTTCGTCGGTGGCAAATCCAAGGAAACCGGCACCGCCAAGCCCAAGGCCGGGCTGCTGACCAAACGTTCGGCCAAGCATGAGGCCGACGTGTACAAGCGCGAGAAGCGCGACAAATGACATTTCCTTCGCGCGGGCGCCGCGTTAACCGCCCCGTCACCGGAACGCACGCCGGGTCAATCCGTGGAGCGGCACCATGAATGAAATTGCGGCCTTGAACGCGGACGTTGTGAACAGCAGCGGGCCGGCGCTATCGGCAACGAGCGACTACCCGACGCAATCACAGCTAGACGTTGACACAAGTCCGAAGCCTGGGAAGGCTCCGGCAGAGACCATAGATGACGCGAATCCTGCGAAGGACACGCCACCGGCTGAGCCCAAGGTTGATGACATCATCGCCGAGCCCGGCGAGATCGACCCGAACAAACTGCGCAAAAGCGCGTTGCAGGAACGATTTCGTGAACTGACGACCGCACAGAAGGAGGCAATGGAGCGCGCGACCCGCGCCGAATCCGCCCTCAAAGCCATTGAGGATGCGAAGGCCAAGGAGGCGGCGGAAGCCGAGGCGCGCCGGCTGGGTGCGCCGAAACCTACGCGTGACAACTTCGATGACCCGGACGCTTATGACGCGGCGTTGGTCGAATGGGCGCAGAACCAGGGCAAAAAGCAAGGGCTTACCGAGGCCCAACAGGCGGCGCAGCGCGAGGCAAACGAACGCAGCCAGCGCGAGGCTCAGACGGCGTTTCAAGAGCGCGTGGCGGCCTTCAAGACCGAGGCGCCGGATTTCGAGGCGCTGGTTCTCCAAAATCCGGACCTGCAAATCAGCGCCATTTCGGCGCTCACCATCCAGAAAATGGAAAACGGCCCGGCGGTTGCGTATCATCTGGCGAAAAACCCCCAGCTTGCGGCCAAAATCGCCGCGATGTCCCCGCCGGACCAAGTGTTCGAGATGGGAAAACTTTCTGCTAGCGTGACAACGCCGCAACGTAGTAATGCTTCCCGAGCGCCCGCGCCCATTTCGCCGGTCGGCGGCAGGTCGGGGGTATCCAAAAGCCCCGATCAGATGAGCGGGGACGAGTATTACGAGGCGCGCATGGCCGAAAGGCGAGCCGCCCGAAACTAAAGCCTACCGCAGCGACGTGATGTCGCCGCGTCCCATTGATGGAGAGACCCGATGGCAAATAACGCCCTTCTTACCCCCAGCCTGATCACCAAGGAAACCCTGGTTATTTTGCAGAACAACCTGGTCGCCGCCGGCAAGGTGAACCGCAAGTTCGAAAACCAATTCACCAAGATTGGCTCGACCCTGACCATCCGCAAGCCGAACAAATTTGTCGCGGTGAACGGCCCGGCTTTGTCTTTGCAAGACATCCAGGAGCCGTCCACGAGCATCACGATTTCCAATCAGACGCATGTTGATTTCCAGTTCACCCAGCAGGATTTGACACTCACGATTGAGGAATTCTCTGAGCGCTACCTCAAACCGGCCGCGGAAACCCTCGCGAACGCGATTGATTACGGCGTTTTGCAGAATTTCTCCGCCGTGCAGAACATCGTCGGCACGCCCGGCACCTTGCCAGCGTCGTTCGCTTCGCTGGCGGCGGTCGGGCAGCGCCTCGACGAAGGCGCCGTACCGCAGGATGGCCGCGTGCTTATCCTGAACCCGGCGGCGTACTGGTCTCTGGCGACCGCGCTAACCACGCTGTACGTCAAGAGCGTCGCGGAACCGGCGTTGAAGGGTTTTCTCGCCAACATCGCCAATTTCGAGATTTACATGGACCAGAACGTCCCGGTCCAGACCGTAGGCGCGCTGGGCGGAACGCCGACGGTAACCGGCGCCGGCCAAACCGGCTCGTCCCTCGTGACGGGCGGCTGGTCGAACAGCGTAACCGGCCTTCTCAATGTCGGCGACGTGTTCACGATCGCGGGCGTGTTCGCGATCAACCCGCAATCGCGCATTTCGACCGGGACGCTGCAAAACTTCGTGGTCACCGCGACGGCCTCGTCCAACGGTTCGGGCGCGTCAACGATCTCGATCTACCCGGCCATCACCACCACTGGTCCTTACCAGACCGTCAGCGCATCCCCCGCCAACGCCGCGGCGATCACGGTCAAAACGGGTGCTGCCGCGACGTCCTACGCGCAAAATCTCGCTTTTGTGAAGGATGCGTTTGGGTTGGTTGTGGTTCCGATGGAACTGCCTTCCGGTGTGGACTTCGCGGCGCGGGAGATGGTCAAGAACCTGTCCATGACCGTGGTGCGGGCTTACGACATCAACTCGACCAACTTCCCATGCCGGATGGACATTCTGTGGGGTACGGCGACGTACTACCCGGAACTGGCCTGCCGGTTGACGAACTGACCTATGGAACGCTTGTTTCAGGTGCAAGCCGAAGTGCGGCGGGAGTCGGGAGAACTCGACCTCGTGCGCATCGGCCCAGCTTGGAGCAAGGAAGCCGCTGAGCATTTCCTCATCGCCATCAACGGGCAGATTTCGTTAGGCAATGAGAAGCATTTCCGCAACCCGCACATCGTGCCGGCGATAGCCGACCTCGAAGTCAACTAAGGAGTCTGACATGCCCGTCGCAACGACCGTTCAAAGCCCGTCGAACATTCCGCTGCAACTTTCGCGCGGCGATGATCAGGGAACTATCCTGGGATTTGCCACCACGCCCGGCATGGGCATCCCGGACAAGATCGCGTTCTTCGGCGGCACGCCGACCGCGCCGGTCACCCCGGCCGGCTACGCCACGTTGCAGACCGCAGGCTCGACCACCGCGCTGTACACCAACAGCGCCACGACCGGCGGCATAGGGACCACGCAATACACGTTCGGCGACATTGTGGCGGTGCTAAAAACCCTCAACCTGCTCAAGAACTGAGCATGTCGAAGTTTCCGGTCTGGATGCAACACCCGAACGTGCGGCCGGCGTTCATTGATCGGCAGAACCCTGCTAACTCGCGGGGAATTTTCCTCGGGCCGATGCAGGTCTATTCGGATGACCAAGTGGCTCAATACGAAGCGCAGGGCTACCAGGTGTGCGCTTCGCCCGACCCGCGAAATTATGAGGTCGAGTACGGTTCGGGCAACCGCGACGTTGCCTACGAGCATCGGGATTACCCGATGTGGGTCACGCCGGATGTGATGGTTGCCGATGAGGCCGAACACAAAGCTTGGCTGGCGCGCAACACGCCTGCCGAGGTGGTTGAGACGGCGGCTGAGGTGGCTCCTCCAGCCGCCGCTCCTACCGACGAGGTGGCCGCCAGGCGCGCAAAGGAAGCCGCGCGGATGCGCGACAGGCGGGGAAAGCTTATAGCGGCGCGGCAGGCGGCGTAA